GTAACAATATGTGCATTGATATGCACACCCGTGTATAAAAGATGGACTGATAAAGTCCGTTGATCTACCGGAAGGTCTAATAACCATAGACTTCCTAGTAACTTTTTCTACTACAGACATATTATTCTAGATTTTTATATATACAGCTGATTAATGCTACATATATTAATTCAAACAGCCTTTTCATGACTATTCTATTAGTAAATCATTCTCAGATAAAATCTCCCGGATCTTATCTCTTAACTTTTCAAAAGCCTTATCTACTTCAGAAGGAAGTTGTTCATTATACTTGATTTCACTTCTCAAGTGTTGATCTAACTCATACATTGCAGATTTCCACTTGTAACCATCTAATGCAATCTTTGCATCTTCTGCAGCATCTTCATCTGAAAATTCAATTATTACTTTCATTCTATTCTGATTTAATGTTCTCACCAATTTTTAATAATTTATCTTCTATTATTTTAAGTATATCTAAATATTTCTCACCTTTTTGAGAATTTATATAAGTCTTATATTTTTCAGAGAAATAATTTCTTAAAAGTATTAGTTCTTGTATTGAATATTCCATTCTATTCTGATTTAAAGGTTATCAAATTGTTCTTGTAACTGATCTAACTCAACAGTTATCAACTCTATTTCTTTTTCAATAGCTTCTCTCATTAAATCCATATTCTTAAAATATAATTCCAATGGACTATTAGAAATACCAACATAAACTTCTAATTGGACTCTATTTAAACCACAACCTTTAGCATGTTGTAACTTTCTTTTGTACTCATAAAGTTTATCATATTCATCTTTTAATTTCTTAGCTGTATTAAATACATCATTCTTCATACTACTTTCTTTTTCCAATTTGATAACCTACATAGAACCATAAAACAAATCCTATGTGTGATATGATTAATATCCAAGTCATACTATTTCTTTTTTTTCTGTTCTAAATAATCAATAATAAAACCAATAGCAACAATAATATTCATACCAAAAGAAGCTATTATTTCTTGAATATCCTCATAGACAGTAGACATCAAATGTACATGACCTACCATCCAAAATGGTATGGACAAGTTTTGGCTTATCCATACCACTAGATATTTCAAAAAATGCTTCACGGGTTGGCTATATAGTCATATGCTGCTTTACTATTTGTCATCTTATAAGTATAAATTTCTGAAGTACAATAACTTTCATTTACCCTTATTTTCATGACACTAGCTTTCTTAAAACTCTCCAAAAATAATGGATCTTCAGCAGACATATCCCATGTTAAATAAATAACATCAGATGAACTACCTTTATATCCCAAGAGTTGAAACTTATTATCAACACCATTTACTGTAAAAACTACATCTACAGTGGGTGCCTCATCACAATAATAGTTTCCTGCTACAGATAATGTTACCGCACTATCCAAATTTAGCATATACAAAAATGCATCATTGTTCATTGGTGTAACTGCCATTCTATATGCCGGATCAAAACCATTATCATATAACTTGTAGGTCCACTGAGCATTAATACATCCTGTAATTAACACTGCTAATACTAAATTAATCACCTTCTTCATTGTTCACTGTTTTTTTGTTCATGTTCTCTGAGGGAGTCTTCAAAGATTTTTCCCGCTGCCTGTACCTTTTCAATCTCTCTTGAATTTTCTGATTCTCCAAATTGTAATCTAACTTTTTGCTGGTGTCTTTCATACTCTTCCCAATTATTAATTTCTAACTCTTTCATTCTTACTATGTCAGCTATAGTAGCTTCCTCTGGTATAAGACCATTATTGGCCTCCATAATTTGAATACATAATTCCTTCATTCTTCCCATAACTTTAATGCTTTTGTTATTAACTCTTTAGCTGCTACATCTTTCCTTTTAATACTCTTTACCATCATATAAAGATCCATTTTTTTCATAACTGTTGAATCTAAATAAACAATAATGGCAGTATTCAATCTTCTTCTGCTATCTCTTGTTTTAGGAAAATCATATGGAAACTGATTCATCAGTTCAGCTACATTTGCAATAAAACTAATATCATTCAATGATAAGAAGTTATAAGGTTGCACCTTAGCATGATTAACTGAACACCGGTCAATTCCAAAAATTGAAGCAATAGTTTCTTCAGTATCAATAAACTTAAAATAGAGTAGTCCTATAAGATAGTTTCTCATATCCATGGACTCTCTATTTTTCTTTTCTTTTATTTTTTCTTTTACCTTTTCACAGGCTTCAAGAACTTGTTCATGTGTATAATCCATAACTAAATGAAAAATGGAAACAACAATCCTTTTAACTCAGCTACAAATGGGCCAATAAACAAGGTGCTTATAAAACTATGTGTTTGAGCCCATAAAAACCAAAAATAAAATGTGAATATATGTGCAATAAAAACATAAATACAAAGTAATATTACACCAATTGGTATACCATTCATAATAATAAATTTTTTAAGTTTAAACTAATTCTAAATCTGCAGGAACCTTTTCAGCAACCTCTTCTTTAGCTACTTCTACAAGCAATTCAATAGGAAGAAATCTTTCAGCATTATAATACTCATAAGGAAAAGACTGTTCAGATAGCTGTACCTCTTTTAGTTTAAATCCAAGTTTGTTATTCTGCAGACTCATATTAGCTGTTTCAATAACAGTATAAACTTTACCCTCTTCAATCCATTCAAATGGAGATATTTTTTTTGGTCTATTACTGCTATCAATACATATTACCTGCATATTCTTTAATTTCTGATTTAACTTCCATATCATCAAGTGAGTTCTTGATTTCATACATTTCCATATAGTCACCTGTTTTGACTGTGCACCTTCCTGTATTGTGAGCTATAATAGCACACTGTTCAGCCTGTAATCTTTCATGATCACAAAATCTAATTAAGCATGCCATAATGTAATCATAGGAATTTACATCATCATTATAGATAACCAACTTATGTGTTTTTAATGCTTCCATACTACTAATATAATGAAATATTAAAATCTTTCCAAATAATCTTAGTCTGATCAAATCCATCAAGAGCTTCTTTAACCCATTTTTCATCTACTGTATCCATATAACATAGTATGTGCACAATAGCCTTGTCATCTGGATTTAACCGGAGTAACCTACCAATTCTCTGAGCTGCTTTTCTCTCATTACCATAGGCATGCATAATAATACCTTGCTTAAGATTAGGAATGTTTACACCCTCATTCAATTGCATAACAGTAGATAGTTTCATAATTTCTCCAGATTTAAACTTTTTAAGGTTATCTTCTGAATCTGAATTACCACTATGATAACTGTGTTTACATAGTCTATCTGCTTGAACTTGAGTATTAGCAAACACAATACACTTAGAATCAATACTTTCCATTAATTTCTTAGTATACAATTCTTTGCTTGGATACTCCATCATTGCTTTCATACGCATCACTCTCACCATATGCATATTTCCACCTCCTACATCAAGTCTTCTTGACCAGTAATTATAATTAGCTGTCTCAGATGTTAAATAGGGCTTATTAAACATTTTAGCCTCATATACTTTTCTATCTGTTAGTTTTAACTGATGTACTACTATCTGGTAATCATTTAGTATTCCATTCTCTACAGCATCATCTGCTTTAAATGTAAATACTACCGGACAGAACTCTTGCACTAACTTACCTTTCTCTGAATAGTCACGCTTAGGTGGAGTACCAGTTAGACCAAGGATTTTACCCTTGTATAACTGGAGAAACCCACGGTGGCTATCTAACAAACTATGCATCTCATCCAAATAGACAGCATCATAATCATTAGGATTGTGTTTGTTCAGACTTAAATAAGTAGTGAATGTTATTCTACCTAATAAATTTTCCTTACCAAATTTCACAGCATCATCTTTCCAGGACTGGAAGATTGCCTTCTTTGGTGCTACTACAAGGCATCTCATTAGTGGAGTAGTATTGAGTTCCATGTGAGTAAGACCAACTAAAGTCTTACCCACACCAGTACCCAATGCAACACTAGATCTTTGTCTACCTTCAGTAGCTTTAATTGCTTCTTCTTGGACTTGATCTTTTGTCATTTTGTTAAATTAAATATGTTTTTGCTTATAAAAGCTTCTGCAGCTCCTGTATCACTCATTGCTTTAACAGTCTTAATGTGTTTATCAAGATTTCTTAAGGCTTCAGTATGATCATACTCACCCCAAGCCCTCATAAATACTTGTAAAAATTGGTGTTTAACCCAACGGTCAGCAGAACCAATCTTTAAAAAGAATTCATTAAAAGCTCTAGCCATATCTTCTGCTTCAGGATTTGTTATCTTAAACTTACCAGACTTTATTAATTGACTTCCAGTAGCAACAGCTGATGTACCTCTTGTACATATTGCGGCAAGCATTAATGGTTCAATATTGTATCTGTTCCTTAGGTCAAATAATTGAAAGTAATCTGGAATATGCATTTTATAAGCATTAACATAATTAAGTAATGTCCATGGCTTTGAAGAGTTATTCAACATTGCCATTTTATTTACTAAATCTACTTTTTCCTTAGCTTCAATTATTATATAAGGTATTTCAAGATCATCTGCACACAATGCATTAAATAAATGCTGTCCATCTACAATGTATAACTTAGTTGTTCCATCAATAAACTGTACTTTTACACATATTATTGGTCTCACAACACCCATTGCTCTAACACTCATAATCATTTTTTGTATATGAGAAGGATCTGGGATTCTGTTTATACTATCAAGAAAATAAAACTTTTTGTAATCCCTGGTAAATTTAATTTTCCTTAATAAACTAACTGCATCTTTTAATTCTGTTTTCATAATCATATCTTTTAAAATCATAAATAAATAATACTAAATCTTCTCTGTCTTAATTAAAAGACTGTTTGCATACAAGGTGTTCTTAAATGCGGCAATAGCAAGCTTCCCAGCTTCAAGTTTACCATCTTTGTTAAAATTTTCATAAGCCTTGTTGCCAATCACTTCTGATTTGTCAGCAACATCTTTGATCTGTTTTGTGTTTACTTTACTCATAACTTTTGTTTTTTAAGTTTACGTTTAACTATTAATTGTTTTCTATGAAGCTCAATCATCTCAGGAGTTATATCAGATCTTTTAAGATCTAAATATGGGTGTGATAATAAGCAAAGTCTTGAATAGTCATCACTAATGTTAAGTACAGCATTTCTTGCAAATTCTCTAGATTTTGCTTTATATGTTTCTGCATTTCTAAAGTGATGCAGTTTTTTAGCTGCTCTCTTGTATTCAATAAGTGAATACTCATTTAGAATAGGATCTTCATACTTATATTTACAAAAACTTGTTTTTGAATGACAGGCCTTACATTGTCCCATGTTTAAGGAATATTTTACACCTTTATATGAACGTTTATATAACATTTCATTTTTTTCACAAAGAGTAATATTACACTTTTTACAAACTGTGTGATTTCTTATTATTCCTGTAGACATAATAATTGGCAGTTTTTCTTCTTGCCATTTTCTTTTATTTTTTTTAATCATATTACATTATTTTAACCATCCCATAGTCCTAGCATTTGCAGGATTAGCATGAATCCAATCATGACAATTCCTACATACTGCTAACCAAGTACTCTGAACTAAGTAGAAGGCATCCCTGTTACTACCAGCATATGTGTGATGTATATCTGTTGCATTGTGCATACAACCATTTACATTCACCATACATAGTGGATTCTCAGTAAGATACCTTTGTCTTAGTTTAGCATACTCTGCATCTTTCTTTGCCCTTTTAGCAGAGACACGGGGGATTTCAGAACTTGTTGGTTTCTGTGTATCTTCTCCGCTTTTGTGGCAACTCCAGCATTGCTTACATAATTTTAATCCCCCGGTTCCACTGCTTTTCCAGATGGGTCTCATTTGCCCACATCCATCACAAGTTTTAAGCTTCATCAAAGTATTTATCTGATATAAGTTCTAAATCTTGTTCTAATCCCATAATAGAAAGTCCAAATGAACTTTTACTTGTGTCATAGTCCCGTGGATCTAGAGTATCATCTAGTTCAGGAATTTCTGGTAATTGTTTCACCAATTCTGTTAACTGATTAGTTAAATCATACACTTTCTTTTCAAATTCTTCTCTTGTCATAATTTTAATTTTTACTGGTTTCTTAATCTTGGTAACTGATTTGGGTCCTTATCTAAACTTAAAAAGTTTTTAGGTAAGATTCCTTCTGCTATAAAGATAGCAATAATATCATCTTTACCAATGTTTAAATCTTTAAAAGTTAGAGTATTTTTGAACTTTTCATCAAGCTCAGAACAGGCTAGTAATGAGTCTGTTAGTGGACTGTTTGGAAACAAAGTCTTGAACATAAAGTTGGTATACTTTATAGTAAACTCTTGTTTAAGTTTATTGATTACTACTTGAGCTCTCTTATAAACATTTACAATTCTTTGTTTCTTTTTGCTACACATAGTAGCTAGTTCTTGTTCAGAAAGAGCATTCAGACCATAAAGTGCTCTTTTGTACAAATAGTTTTGATACTGTGAATATCTGTCAGTCTCATATTGCATGTATGTTTTACCTGCATTCAACTGATAATTTTTAACTTTTTCCTTTAACATTTCCATTTTATACATTTTTAATCATAAATAAAAAAAAGAGAGAGACACTGCTGTCCCCCTCTTATATTAACTACAAGTTTAGACTATCTTAGATAGACATGTCTTCACTTAAATTTGGCTTAATAGCACTTGACTTACCAGCTTGAGCTGCATATGCATTACGCAATTGCTCAACATTATCATGTTTGATCAATGTGTCTGCTGCATTAGATACTGCAGTATACAAAGTTCTACGGTAAATTGGTTGTCCTTCTAAAGTACAAACAATACCTGTTGAACCTGCTACCTTAAGATCTTTCTCAGGAGACTTCTCATTGAATGGTGTAAGACGCTCTTGGATAACTATCTGACCATTTAACTCTTGACCTGCAAAGAAACCAGCAGCCTTAAGCTCACTTACTGTACCATGCAATAAGGTACTAACTGGTTTTACACGCAAGAATCCATTGTCATCAACAATTGATCTCTTTTGCTCTAATCTTACATAACCATACTCTGGATTGTTAACTGATAAATTGATAACAGATCCTGTAGTAGCATCAGCTACAACTTTAACTTTACTTGTGTTCATAACATTAAGTTTTAAAAAATAAATAAATAAATAATTGATTGTTTGAGTAGATGTTTACTATATCCTTAGTTACTCATGCTAAGTGATAAGTTGTTAATACCCTATTGCAATTCAGGTATTATATATCCAGGGGGCCCGTTATGTCTATAATATCATCAAATGGATCATCATCAGATATTACATCATCATCACTTTCATCATCTGCTAGATAATCAAAGTCATAATATTTTTCTTGTGTGTTTTTTTCTACAGCTGATCCTTTAAATGGATCTGAGATATGTTCACCATAGTCTAGGGACATCAGATACTGTATGTCTTCATCAGTAAGATCAAGAAATTCATCTATTGAAAGATTAACTACTTTCCCATTAGGGAGCTGATACTGCATTACAGGCATAAAAATTATGCTAGTAAATGTAGTTCATTTATCCTAAGAGTCCCAAGTTTAAACCAATAAAATTTAGCATTATATAGCTAAACAATAAAGAGGGGCACTAGACCCCTCCGTATTTTGGTCAGGAAAAGTATATTCACAGAATACACTTCTTAAAACTCCTCAATAACTTCTATTTCAGCAGCCCTTACATAAGCACTATCTTTCTGAATATTACCTTTATTATTAATTCCTGTATATTCTACATGATATTGTGAATACTCATGATAACCTCTGAAATCTTTAACAGTAACAACAATATTACCATCTGAATCACCATACTTCTGTAAAGTTGCATCTTTATCCATACCATAGCCCACATTGCTTACAGGCATTTTGCATAAAGTACCAATAGGTATAGTATCTGGTAATTGATTACCAATCATAAGTTTAAAGAAATAATCCACTGCCGCTGAATTATTACAAATCATTGGAGTAAGTAATTTTACAAATTCATCTTTGTTTGGATGATTAATAATTGATCTTAATGTTTTTGCTACATCAGTCTCATCATATGTTACAGATATATTCATCATAACTAATCAAATTTTCTAAGGTCTCTAATCTTTGCTATCAGTTCTTCATTATAGTGGGTAAAGAAAGATTTGTCAAATATTCTGCTCTTAATCTTCTTTGCTCTTTTGGGACAAGCACCCTTAACAAAACCTTTTCCTACCGGCTCACCATTCTGATCAACTATCTCTGCCTTAAGATCAAATCCTAAGACAGAGCCAATCATGTACTTATCCACGGCCAAACATGTTTTTAAGCATGTTATGTAGTCTATCTGAGCTATTATGCTTATCAATTATTTTCTGCATTAGCAATGATACCATAACAACTTCATTAGTATGCTTACATACACTCACTATTCTCTCTAATGCATTATGTAAAATTTCACATTCATCATGTGCTTTAACACAAACAGCTAGTAATTCTTTTACTCTCTCATCTGTAATGCCAAGATTCTTATGCAGCAAATCTGCATCTTCATCAATAATGAGTAGTTTATACTGACCATCAGTATTATAAACCTGTTTCTTTTTCTTGAACATTTTTCCTAACCAGTTCATAATTATAAATTTAAATTAAACAATAGTAGTCCCAACAGGATTCTAACCTGTGACCTGAACTTGATGTATTGCATGCCATAACAGGCTATCCTTTACATTTTCAGAGGTTCCGCTCTACCAACTGAGCTATGGGACTATAAAAACCAAGGCATGTTACATTACACCACTATCTCTAATAAGCCTGTGACAGTATTAGCTGCCCATCTCCTTGGTAGTTTGAGGATGAGAAGTCCTCTGTGTTGGTATCTGGCAGACTACTTAACATTCCTTTCTCAAGGGAACAACACATTTTAATACTCTCTGCCCAATGACACCCAATCCTCATCTTCAAGGATCCACATCTCATCAATATAACCATTTTCTGTGAGAGTATACATAGTATTATGAAATTCTATTACAATTACACCATCATTTCTCTTAGTTACATCCACTAAAACATCATTAGTAACTTCTAATACATTCTTTACAAATCTCTTCTCAGACCATGTAAGATTCTTTGGTAATTTTTGTGAGATACCAGCTCCGGCAATAAATAATGCCACAATCATAATTAATTTTTTCATCATGTAAATATTAAAATTCCTAATCCTATTACTACCAATGCATATAGGACAATAATAAATAAAGTTCCCATATTTCTCTTTTCTCTTAATGCTTCCTTCTCATCTTCTATAGCTTCTTCTATGTGATAGATATAAAGCTCAAGCTCTTCTCTTCTTATTTTGTACCATGTTTCACTAGGTTCATGAATATGAAGTTCTTCTAGTTCATTTTGATACTGTTCTCTTTTTAGTTCTAGTTCTTCTAACTTAGTCATAATCATAATTTTAAACAATAAAAAAGGAGCCAAGTGTTTCCTGGCTCCTGTAATTCTGTAGTACCAATGTACTAAATTCTTGATTCTGTCTCTACCTGACCATAGGCTGGACAATCAGCTTTCTTTGTTGCCCCACAACTCATCATCATTATGATGATAACTGCAGATACAAATACAGCTGCTAACAGTTTTAGATTTTTCATATACTAATTTAGTAAATATTATCCAAATCTGCAGGTGGAAATTCTCTTTCTTCCTGCTTATACTGTTGTAATAACCACAGTTTATCCTCTAGTGAAAGAGCAAATAACTGTTGTCTAGTTTTAGCATCCAAGTCTTGTTTGTAAAACTTTGTTGCGGAAACAAGAAGTCTCAAATTAATATTGGACTCCATTGCATGTAGATTTTCTACATACTCTCTGTTGTTAATCATAGTTGCATTCATATTTATTTGTTTTTAAGTTACTAATTGTAAATTAACCTATGACAACTTCAACAATGTTGTACACAGATTTATCTTTCATCTTACTTTCAATTAATCTCACTGTATGTGTAGACCATTTAATAGCTAGATTTTCATAACACCAGATCATATAGTGCGGATACTTATTTACTGCTTGTTCAACAGTAAGAGATATGATATCTGGCTTGTTACTAAACCAACAATTATCCCATGGTCTAGTTTTTCTTCTAGTACCATAGTTACCAGTATCATTTGGTTTATCATAAAATCTTTTTTCTTCTGGTCTATGTGACCTTTTAAGTTCAATAAGTTTGTACTGTGAATATAATTCCGGATACTTAGTCCTTATTATATATTCCATACAAGCATTACTGGGTAGTAGTTCTAATACTGATGCTTTCATAAGTTTATTTTTTAAGTTTTTAATTAAGTTACTATAGCTTCTTTAACTCTATACAAGTTACTCTTCTTATCATACTCTACATTCTCTGCAGGTATAAGTTTTACATCTCTTATTAAAACCTTACAAGGTTCATCAAAGTACCAGATATAATCAGGATCAGATTCTGAAATCATTCCTGCTTCACAATACTCTGGCTTAATTCCCGGAGGCTGAAAGAATACCATCATTGTTCTTTAGTTTAATAGAGTGGTACTATTGACCGTACCACTCATCATTGTCTTCTTCATACTGTTGGATTTCTGCCTCACGAAAGTTATCCAATATACCAGAGCTTGATTTAACTACTGGTGCAATATTCTTTGCTACTAGTGTCTCATAATACAGAATAACTTCTGTAATACTAACATTTGGGAGAGCCTTACCATCTAATAGATTAGTAAATTTCTCTTTTGTTCTTTTAAGTGCTTCTGCTCTTGTCATAAGTTTATTTTTTAAGTAAATAAATTAAAAAAGGGGAATTATACCCCTAATTGTTCTAATACTGGAAACTCTTCATAGTGATAACTACTGCTAGTAATATCTCTCATAGTATGTAAATAGTTACAATAGTCCAATTCAGGATCAGAACTTATATAACCATTATCAATACACTGTGATGTATAGTCTTCATAACTAAGAATTTCTTCTTCTTTAGTAGAGTTTACTATATCAGCAATTTTTTGTTTAGCAAGTTCTTCAGTGCTATAAACACCAACTATACTAGTTTCAGGTTGACAATAATTATCATCTGTGTCACGGATGAATGTCCAAATAACAATGTATACTTTATTCATAAGTTTATTTTTAAGTTATTAATTAAGTTTCTATAAGTTAAGTAATACAGAACAGTTGTAATAGTGGTAGGTTTGACACACTTACAGGTACTACGACTTGTCCTATTACAACTGCAATGTATTAATATACCACAATTATAAGACTTAAGAGTTAATTTTTGCCACATCACTGTAGCTCTTCTACCTATAAATAGGTCTATCTTGTTCTTATAACTGCAATGTATTTACCCCTCTGCACTCAGTTGTAATATTTATCTGGTTTACTATCTTGATATTATCTCAAGCCTCTCTACCCCATTACATATTACAACTGCTCACCCTTGGGAAGTGAGTTATGGTGCATTAGTACCTAACAATGGGGTATCTCATTGCTAGGATTAGTATTATAAAACCCTCTTCAGGTTACAAAATTTAAGACTATACTGACCCCTGTATAGAATATAGAGCCTCACATGATGCGTCCATCACATTACATCTCTACACAAAACAGTACTCTCACAAGGTTGCAATCCTTAAATCATACAAGCTTTAGGAATAAGTTCCGACTTTAGTGCAATGTATAAGTCCACATTATTTAAAGAGGTGTACCTGCTTGGATGAGAGTATATATACCACAAGTCAACCCCTGCTTTACAGGATGAGAGGTTATGCCTGAAACCTTGTGGTAAATGTATATATTTGATGGAAAACTAAATTCCCGGAAGATATTGCTGTCCAACACTAACTATTATACCTGATAGTAATAGTAAGCATAAGACTATGAGTGTGTGTAATGTAGTTATGTTGCATTAGCCATATATACTATATAGTATGAGGCTATTGACTGATTCTATGACCAAGCTCATGGCTATGGATTGATGGAGAGTTTAATACTCACCACCATTCTCATACACACTTTCACTAAAAATATTTACCACAATATTACAGTTGCTACACACATTTCAAGTATGCTCCCATGACCGGTATGCACTAACTGTGAATATGGCTAATGACCGTAGACTAATGACCAAAGGCCAAAGCCTTTTTCTACTTATTAGTGGTTAAATACCCTAATAAGTAGAAAGATGTTTCCACAAGCTGTGATAACAAAATGAAATACAAAGAAAAATACAGGTAACACTCCCGTTACCTGTATAATTCTACAAAGATTGTTATCCAATAACAACCTCTGTCACCTCATAAGATGCGCTAACACCTATGCCGTGAACCATGAATCCTTGAATGTCAGAGTCAGGAGATTCAAACCAAGACACTTGTAGCTTAGAAGCGTCAGCAAGTTCTTCTGCTGTAAGCTTTGTAGCTACCATGGCTTTGCTACTTTGTGCGTCTTTAAACTCAATATGTCTCTTACCATAGTTTCTATGGTTAGGGTCATTATTGGTTTTAATCACAAAAGTAGTTTTACCTTCTTGGTTAACACTCCCAATCTCTGCGCAGAATTCTGCAATCATTTTTGTTTCTGTAAACATAAAATTAAATTTAAATGGTTAATAATCCATTTAAGTAAAAAGATGTTTTAATCCAAAAGCTGCGTAGCAAAATGAGAAAAGAAAAAAAGGGGATTACTCCCCTTCTATTAAACCACTAAGGTCAATATCAACTTCAGCACCAAAGCTTTTGAGAATATCTATTGCTTCTATGAGTTGAGCTTTAGCTTTTGCAATTAATGCATCAGCTCTCTTATCTTCAATAAGTTGCTCTAACTCTTCAATAGACATATCACTTGCAGGTTTCTGTGTAGTAATATATATCCTTTCATTAGGGTTTAAATCATTAGTTTTATTATACCAAGTTGATGGTATATCAAGTGCTCTTAAGATAGCAATTCTTGTTCTAATTGTTTCCATAATAAATAGTTTTAATTATTAACACTAGTAAAAAGATGTTAAAGAAAAAAGATATAATGAGTGTCTCCGTGTTATCCTCCGCAACCTGTTGGAGGATCCCCCAGGATTCATTGCACATTATATCAATAAAAGTAAAAAGATGTTTAAAGAAAAAAGAGAAGCATTAAAGCTTCCCTTCTCTCCACTCTTTTCTGAGTATCTCAGCTGTCATAAACATGCCAAGGCCTAATATACCCAAGCAAAATGCAGTTAGATATTTACCTAAACCAACATGGTGGCAAATACTTACTGTGTTGGCAATTGTTAATACATAACATAATGCCATAAATACTTTTGCAATTGTTTTCATAGTATATAAATTTAAGATTTACATTAGTAAAAAAAAAGCACTGATTAATATCTCAGTGCTAAATAAACAGCTAGAGCATCTACTGCCATGTTTATTATGAGCCATTCAAGATAAAATTCCTTTCTTTTGATACACTCTCTAATATAACAATATGTATTCATTGTATTTAATTTAACTTTAGTTATAAGATGTTTAATACATAAAAAAGGATAACCCATTACAGGTTATCCATATTTAACACTTGAGGAATACTATCAAAGTGGCACTTATATACTTTACCATGTGAGCTCTCTACAATAGCACTATCATGGTCTAGCTCCAGGTAATATTCAATCTTATTACCCTTAGGAGAATAACCTTGCTTGTGCTTTATAGGTTCTTCAAATGATCCGGCATATATTATACCTAAACAGAATCCTGTAACCAGTAGCATAATACTAACTACTGAGATAATCAATTTTTCATTCTTCATAATATTAAATTTAATATTAGTATTAAGATGTTATACAGGAAAAAAGAAAGGGTATTACCCCTTTCTGATCTAGTATATCTGTTCTAAATCTGTCTCTACATATCTTGGTACACCTAGAATATCTAGTTTCTTTGAAACTAGTTGTTCTATTTTGTAATCCAAGATAGCAAGAGATAAAGATTGTCTGAAAGCATATACTTTATCAGAAGTTAAACACCCTTCTATTCTGTAACCAAACTTGCTAGCCTCAAAGGTGCATACATTATAAGTTTGTTGAAGTAACTCAGCAGCAGCTGAAGTTATTTTAGCATTCAACTTAACTAATGTATGGTTTCCTAAATGAGAATAGCCAAAAGATAAATTTTTGTTCATAACATAAATTTTTAAAGGTTAATATTTATGGTAAGTACAAAGATGTTAAGAAGAAAAAAAAGCAGCACTTTCTACTCACCATTCCTACAGGCGTTTAGTGCTAAAGGCAACTGAATGCAAAACCAGGTTGGTAGGTAGGAATCACGGTTATCCTTATAACCTGTGCAAAAACACCAAACTGCATTACTTTTTAAAGTAAGTAACAAGTTGTTACAACAAGAAAAAAGGGAATGCTATTTAGCACTCCCAAGCATTGGCATTAACATGCATCCCCAGAATAGGCACATTGCACCTATATAGGATACTATATCAGAACCAAAGCTCATTAATAATCCACTGAAGCTACCAAGCATAGCAGTAGCAAACAAATACAATAGTATTGATTTCATAGTAATTAATTTTAATCTAAGTACCTAGTTGTTTCTCTCAGCATGAGAAACTTTTTCCTGTGAAAAAAAAATCTTTTTGCACAGCCCTTTTCAATTTATTGCTCTCAGATTCATGGGGGGTACCACCCAGCCAGCGCGGGCCCGGGGCCTGTTGGTATAGGACCCATCACATACTACTACTTATAATAAAACCAATAACCATCACATGCTCTAATATACTATAAAAAATTTGGTAGTTAAAAATAAGTTAGTATATTTGTGTGTGCTGACATAGGCATCATTTGACTAAATTTTTGATAAGAACCCTGGTATAATGTACCGGGGTTTTTTATTATATTTGTTTTAAGTTATGTATACCTGGTCAACGGACCTGGGAAGAATCCCGGTTAGTTATTATCCGGGGTTTTTTATATCTTTGTTTTATGGCTTATATAGAACATAATTTTTTTCCACTCAAGGTATTTGTACGGAATGAGTATATGTACCAACACCAGAAAGGTCTTGGAGAGTTTACCCCAGGGGTAGTAATTTCAGTTAGATGTATGCCGGGACAAGCAGCATTGTTTCAGGTGCTCCTTGAGAATGGAGTACTCCGAGATAAACTGCCATCCCATGCCCTACTGACAGAACCTAAGTTACCGGATCCAGATCTACCTTTTCATTACCTACAGATATGGAATTGTTTTAGTTATAAATTTACACTGCTACATTTATCATATCTGTATGATACTCCTGTAGAAGTTTATATGAAAGACCATAAGTTCTACCCGGGTAATTACTATGCTACTATTAACTGGGGTGCTAATGATCCTAACACAGATTTATCTTTATCTGAGGATCCTATGGAGCACAAATCCCATCATATTATTTTACTAGATAATGGACAGATAGCACTCCAACCTAATAATAGGATTAAGTGGTCAGAGCCAAGCTTTGTTACTAAACCTTTTCCTGAGAGACCGGATTACTTAGTCAATAAAGATTGGTATAATTGTGAAGGGTTTGATAAGTGGCATACAGAAGATTCTGAAAGAATGTTTTATGATACAGAATAATTTATTATATTTGCAGTGTTCATATTAGTATTTAATTGATTAATAAGCTAAGAGCCCTGGAATTTTTTCCGGGGTTTTTAGTTTAATAAAAAAAAGTTTTTATATTTGTCCAACCAACAAATCTGTATGAACCTTTCAATTCCCTTTAGATGAGATGACACCACAGCAAAAAAAGTTGTGGGAAGAAATTACTAATCAGGCTAGAGAATCTGGGATGGATAACTTGCATGCACGGAAGTTGTATGATGAACTAAGTAAATTATTAAATATGTCAGATAAAGTATTATTGTCCATTACTGAAAAAGAAGAAGGGTTAGAAGTTAGAGTTGGTGAGAATGCTTATGGTAATCTAGCTCTTATAGGTTTATTAGAAAAGCTCAAGTTGAATTTGCTTGATGGACTAGCTGAAGAGAAAGAGTTATTAGATACTCCTAAAACAACACAGAAGTATGATGCATAATTTTAAAAGTAAATAAAATGAGTGAAACAAAACCAGTGTACTCAGTACCAGAAAATGCTCCAGAAATGATTGAGCACAAGATTGTTCCTTTTGGACATCAGTTAGTAGGATTAGATCCTGATAATCTAGATGACTCTGAGGTAACTAAAGTAAAGTTATTAGCAGCACAAATGGCTGAGATCTTGAAATCAAACTATGAGGCAGAAAGAGGACCTTTAAAAAGTTTGTTATTTGATCATGCCCTTGGAGAAATCCTGAATGCTCAAATGTCAGTAGTAAAAGTAATCACATTAAAAAATAAGTAATGAGTAAAGGATTTAAGTTATTAAGAGGCCGGGCAATATTAGTCAGTGTACCTGAAAGAAAAAAGTCAGGACTTGAGTTGTCTGCCAAAGATGAAGAGGCAATGATGCAAGAAGCAGCTAAGCTTTGGAGTAGACTTACAGTTTATGCCACAGGAGATAAAGTAGAAGAAGTGAAAGAAGGTGATGAAGTATATGTAAGAACCTCAGCACTTAATATGGAACAAGTTGAGCGTATAGAAATAGATGGAAAGATCAAGCTTGTTCTTAATGAAGGTGACGTAGTTATAGTATGGTAAGATATGAGTGATGATAGAATAAAAGCTACTCTTGTTGATGTTACCAAAAGGGTAGTTAAACTAGATGAAGGCCCCCGGCCAGATTACTATGGAGGTAAAGATAATCCATATGAAGTATTCAGAGTTCTTGAAGAGTGGGATCTAGATAAAGACTTCTATCTTGGTAATGTGATCAAGTATGTTGCTCGGGCAGGTAAGAAAAATATTTCTACAAAAAAGGAGGATTTACAAAAAGCTTTAGTATATTTACAAAGAAGAATTGATTCTTTATGATAACAGGAATAATATTTTTAATGGGTGTAGTTATACTTGGTATACTGTTATTAATACATAATGCCATGACTAAACCTATATATAACAAAATGTCTAATGTATGGGAAGATGACCCGGAAGGTAGAAAGGTTGCCAACATTACATTAGTTATCATGATGTTTATAGCATTTTATTTAGGAACTTTGTTTTAGCCTTACTCTCCAAACAAACAAAGAAAAGATCCTCAGTTTTTTAACTGGGGATTTTTTTTATTCAGAATTTTTTAGTATATTATAC